ATACTCCATGAGCCATCTTTGTTGTCTGTCCAATCAAGGGTATCACCAATTTGCCAACCTTCTTCTTCTAATTCTTTCCAAACATGATCGGACAATTTGAAAAACAAATCACCATTCTCATCTTCTTGGATAAGTACTGTTTCTTTAATACTCATTTTATTTCCTTAAGTTAACATACGAATTAAACCAACTGTATCAATAGTGACTAACAGTAAGTAGTTAGCCAACATACCAAACGATTTCCTAGTATAACTAGCCCACACATACATACCGCAACCAGTGATCCAAACGGGATACAAAACAAGTAGGGGCGGATTGGGGACAGTAATCGCCATGGTAAGAGAGCAGCCAACGCTGATAGCCCAAGCAAGCAACTCGACACCAAAGCGAAGAGGGTTAGATTTCCAATCATCTTTAATCCAAACAAAAATATTAAAAACTATATCATTCATTTTTTGAATTGTGATTATCCACAAATATTTGTAAAATGTGTTGAATCATTTGATTAAGTGTGATATCACGCTTGTGTGCCTCTTTTGCAATTTGCAAAAGTGTAGCATCATCTAAATCTAATTCTACTAAGATTCGAGGATCAGGCACTACACCATCAAATATACAATTGGCTTTTTCTAAAAAATCATCAGCTATGTCTAGATCAATATATCTAACATCATCCCATGCAATTTTAGGATCTAATCCCCTACTTTCAAATTCTGCAATATATGAATCTTTATAAGTTTGATTAATCCAGCGATATGGTCTATGATCAGAATTATAACGAAAATCTACTGAGGCTTCGTATACTTCTTGTGTTTTTGTATTAAAGACAACGCTGGCGGTTGCATATTCACTAGCATAGTCTAATATTCTTGCATCAGGAAATGAATCCCATTGATAGTCACTACCTTCTGTTACGGTGTGACCTAGTGCTTCGTTTATCTGTTTTAAATGCATTTGGATGGTTCCTTACTATTGGTTCAAAATATTGACTATATATCAATTCCATTGTTTTGTACAACATTTTGGCATCGTCTTCTGTCATACCTGCTGTCCACGATGGATCAGTAATTTCTTTTCGAATAAGGTAATCATTTCTATGCCAGACACATAGACTATGAATTACTTCTTCCCGGTTTTTCATCTACGCTCACCGCGCAACTTTTGACATTCGGTTACAACAAAAGATGGATAATTAGTTTGAGATAGAAGTACTGGTTCACAACTAAATGTCACGGTCACGCTATCCTCTTCATAATCAGATGCAGAGAAAAATGACCATGCAGACAGTAATAACATTATTACTGATCCTGTTATTAGTACCGGCTTTAATAAGTGTATTATTAAATTCATACTTGTTCTATGTTGTAAAAATATATGTTTACACCAGCAATAACAAAGTTAATTATAGCCGCAGTATAATCATGATGGGCTAATTCAAATAACCCAGCTTGTACACAAACACCTGCAATAAAGCAACTAAGCCCATTATGATGTTTACGTAACCATTCTAAAATATTTTGCATCAGATCCTCTTGTTATAAAAGAAATTTATTATATAGTATTATAGCAAATATAACTATACTCATGCAAGTAGTTTCGGTAAACAAATACAATTTTTCCATCAGTTAATCCTAAAGTATTTTTTATTTGAATGTATTCAATGCAGGATTGAATTCTTTAATCAATTGTGTTTCACGACTATGTGCGGGTTTTTTACCTCGAACAATTTCTAATAATCCGTATGTAAATGATTCGGTACCATGAGTACGAATACTTTCACACAGACCCCAAGATTTGGTTTCTGTTTTTGCTCGTTGAATGTGCTTACGAATCCTTACATATAAGGCTTGTTTAGCTCCGCAACTAATTGCAGTCAATCCTAAATATTGTTCACCGGTAACAATATTTGTAATCACATACAATGCATGATTGCGATCTGTTCTTCGTTTGCGTTTTTGTGTCATCATGTATGTATTATACATCCAAAATGAATTATTGTCAAGCTGAAAAATGAGTACTTTCTTCTACATTAAAATGAGTACTTTCTGTGTACTCTAAAGATTCTGAAACTAATGTTCCGTTATAAATTGAAAGGTACAATTCAGCACAAGCTTTTACAGAGAAAACCATTGTTTTTCCTGTTTGTGTAATCAAAATGTAACGCATCATTGCTCCTTTTTCCTACTATAAGTGATTATAGCATAGAGACTATTTAATGTCAACCTATTTAGCTTGTTTTAGTGCTTGCATGAGGAACTTTTCTTGTTTAGATATTGCATCTAATTCCCATGGTAATTTGGCATATTCTTCTGCTGTTAACTGTTCTAGGGGTTTGTTATTATAGGGGATTCCATGCCAATAGCATGTACCATTGTGTGCTATACGTAGTATACCAGTGTGTTTTTGATGAACATGTATCAATTCATGGGTAAGTATGACAGGTAACATATCGAAAGGAAGATCATAATCTAACCCAATCCGATTAATATGATATCTATCTATTCCTCCATATACACCTGTATCTAATTTGTATAAACAAATTTCTAGCGAATCAGGTAATGAAATAATATTTGTTAATAGATTAGTAATCGATGTTATAACAAACTCATGCTTATAACTATGCTGATTATTCTCGTAAAAATATTGAATATCCACACAATTATTTTAGTTCGGTTCTTCCTTGTGTTTTAGATATTCGTAATTAACTGTATCTAAATTTTCACGGAATACAATTGCACCATTCTTTAGATGAAATCTACGTGCGATTTCGCTTTTTGGACTCAATGTGACAAATCTTGTAATACTAGGGTGTTGCTTTTGAATTTCTTTTACAGCTTGAATTAGTAATTCTTTACCTTTACCTGCTTTATAGCTCCAAATTGTGTAGAATACTGCTGTAGTAGGTACTTGAGTTGTAGTGCTTAAATCATTCACGTTTTGTGGTACAAAATCGTGAAAGCTAACACAAACCATTGCAGTTGGTTCTTGTTTTTCTTCATCAATAAGTGCCGCTACCATTCTTCCGTCACTTACTCTAAAATCTTTTGAGATTTCAGGTCGAACCGGATCATCTTTGATAAAATCAAGTAAACTATTTGACAGGTCTCGTATAAATGTTAGCATATAATTCTATTTATCAGTTGTGTATAAAATGCGTATATTATGTGTTATAAATTGTATCTAATGCTTTTTTAATAAAAAGTTCACGTTCTTTTTTTGTTTTAGCTCCAAGCATTGTGATATTATAATCTTGATTTTTATGATGGACCAATATGGTGATACAAAACCCTGCGGCTCTTGTAAATCCTGTTTTTATTGCAACTATTCCCTCATAACCAAAATATGTACTAGTTGGGTTACCTCGCACATACCCAATCTTTTTTCCCTTTTTAGTTTTATTAACAGTTGAAGTAACTACATTACTTGATTGAGCCGCATGTTGAACAATCGGAAAGGCACTTACCGCGCTAGTCAATAATACAATATCGGTAACAGTACTATAGTTCATTGGACTTAGTCCAGTTGGCTCAGTAAATCGAGTATTACGCATACCAAGTTCAATAGCATGAGCATTCATTACTTGAACAAAATTAGTTTTGCCGCCTGGAAAATGTTCGCTTAATGTTTGTGCTGCCAAGTTATCACTAGATATCAATGACAAATTAATCAAATCTAATCTGGTTAGTATCATACCTTTGCGAATACGAGTATGATTAGTTACTTGTTTATTTTCTACTAGTAGTGGCTCGGATAAATCTTGCTTTCCAACAAGTACGGTGTAAACTGTCATAAGCTTACTGAGGCTAGCGATACTGACTTGACTTGAATCTAGTGATCCTGAAAGTATTGTGTTGTTTGTAATATTATACACGACTGAATTACTGGCAAAAGCAAAAAACGGAAACAATAAAGATATTAAAAGTTTTATCATAATTTATTTAACTAGTATAGCATATAATTCTAGAATTGTTACTAGTTTAGGTTAAAACAGGGAAAATATTTCCCCTGTTAAAACTTTAGTTGCACTAATAATATTAATTAAAGAACGGCTGTCGTTGGAGACATGATTGTTTGCGAACGGTTCGTCTAAAGTTTATATTGTATTTATCTCAATGTCAAAAACCCAAAAGGTAGCAATATTGCTACCTTTTTGTTTGGTGGAGGCAACAGGACTCGAACCTGCCACCTGATGCTTGCAAAGCACCTGCTCTACCAGATGAGCTATACCCCCATTTTACTTAACTCGTTTTAAATAATCTCGACCAATTAAACCTTGTTCAATTTCCATCAATGCTGTAACAGAATGTTTGTTGTTTGTCTTTACTTTGGGTTTATGACCTTTAGCTAATTCTCTGGCTCTTACAGTTGCAATCAAAATTAAATCAAATTTGCTACCTATCATTTGTGCAGCTTTTTCACTACTAATTCTTGCCATTATTTTCTTTCTTGTTATTGGAGCGGGATATCGGGTTTGAACCGATGACCTAAACGTTGGCAACGTTTCGCTCTACCACTGAGCTAATCCCGCATACTGACATTTATTTAGTAGTAGTATAACACTACTAAAACTTTTGGTACATCCTGACAGATTCGAACTGCCGACCCTCTCCGTGTAAAGGAGATATTCTACCACTGAAATAAGGATGCTTATCCGCCTTGATCACTATCTTTTACTTGTGATTGTTCAATCAACTTAAATGCCTCATCTTCATTTTCAGCATCTTGAACTGTTCTGGGATCTGGTTTATTAAAGATTTTATCCCAATTTGAATCAAACGTTTTTAAGGTAACGCTGTACGGTCTTGGACTAGAACCTTTACCGCTCACTTTCCCTGACCCTTATAAACTTTATGACTTGCTCTTTGTGTCTTATTCATTGAGCTAGTTTTAACTCTTCCACCTTGATTGGTACGTTTACTAATTACGTGCCCTTTAGTATTTCTACCTTGACCTTGTGCTGCCATATTATGCCGTCCTTTGAACTAAATGATAACCAAATTGAGTTTGTACTGGATTGCTTAAGCTACCTACATCTAATCCAAATGCCGCATCTTCAAATGGTTTGACCATTTGTCCACGTCCAAACATTCCCAAATCCCCGCCTGCTTGACCACTGGGACACTTACTATGTAATTTGGCTAAATCACCAAAATCTTCACCCATAGATACTTTTTCTTTTAGTGTTACAGCTTCATTCAATGAAGCGACTAAAATATGTCTTGCTCTTACTTGTTCCATTGTTATTCCTTTAATTGTTTGTGGTCTCGGATGAGGGATTTGAACTCTCAGTCTCCTGGTCCCAAACCAGGCGCGATAACCAGATTACGCTAATCCGAGATTATTTGGTTGCAAGGGCAGGATTCGCACCTGCGATCGATTCGCACCTGCGATCTCCAGCTTATGAGACTGGCGAGGACGACTAGACTCCTCTACCCTGCGATAATAATTATAACAAAATTGCTGTATGCTGTCAAAGTATTTGGTAACATACAGAAACGAAAACACCGAGATAACTCGGTGTTCATAGTTTAATACGATTAAGTATTGATTAAGATACTTTTTCGTAACGAACTGATAGGCCTTTAGATAAATCAAAAGCATTTAACAAACCAGATGCTTTGTCAGCTTCGATTTGTGGATAAATGAAACCTGGTTGATATGTATCACCATCAATCGTAATTGACTTGTATAGTTGTTCATTGATATAGACGTTAAGTTGCATAGTACAATCTCCTGTTATTGTTGTATACTATATTTATGCTAATGAACAGATAATAGTAGATTAGACTACTAAAAACATTTGGTGCGAGTACCCGGGGTCGAACCGGGATGCCGTTTTAAGGCGGCAGATTTTAAGTCTGCTGAGTATACCTGTTTCTCCATACTCGCAATCACAAAACAATTATATCACTTTTACGATTAATTGTCAACACATATTTAATAAATAATAGCATGTTATTAAATTTTCTACAAAACCGATATACCGCTAAATGGTGGGATGATAAACCATTAGAAACGGACAAACTCGATGCTATCATTGAATGTGCATATCTTGCACCAAGTAAGCAGGGCAAGTATGATTATGAAATCATGGTTATTACAAATAGTGCTGAGGGTAAAGAATTTAAACAATGGCTTTATTGGGATAATACTGCATGTTTAGATAAAATCAGGGGTAAAGAAGGACTAGGTTTACAGAGATATAACGGACAGGTATTAGCCCCTGTTGTAATGATTTGGTTGGCCCATCAATTTGAACAACCCTTAAATGGCTATGAAGAAAATGAATTCTTACGTACCAACAATGATTGTATCGTTAGTGCAACAATGGCAATGTGTCAAGCTGAAGAATTAGGAGTCAATACTGGATTCTGTGGCTGTATAGGTGGTCGTGAGATAGCTGATAAGCTAAATAAACCCAATTCAACTGCGGTAATATCTATGGGTTTTGGATATGCAACCAGTGACAATATAGGCATGAGAAAAGTATACGATATTGATAACAACCTTAAGGGATTTGATATTTCAAATTTGAACGCAAACAATAGAGATATATCTAGTAGAAAAAATAGACCACTATCAGAATCAATGATAAATTATATATAGGAATGTATATATGTCATCACAAATTGTCCCACCCGGAATCAGCGGAAGACCTGCAAGTTATACAGGTAATGTTGATTCAGAAACATTATCAAACGAATTGGCTTTACTCAATCTTGGCCCATTTGAACCATTGAATATTTGGATTAATCTTGGTGAATACTTACAAGAAATAAAACAATTTGATCATGACTGGGTCGATTATCTACCTCGTACAGATCGCCCCAATAATCGCAAAGCACTAACACTTACTAACTTACCAGGTAAAACTCATACTGATGTACCAAGTCTAGCACAAGCAAGCTATCAAGCTGGGCGTAGATTAAGTGAATTAGAATTTAATGAACCAACTGATGTCTATCGTGCTTGTAATAGTTTACACTCATTCTTAGACGATTGGCAACCATTAGGAAGAACATTTATAGTAAGATGCGATACAGGAGGATATTTTGTTCCGCATCGTGATCATCCAAGTATGCCACGTGAATGTTTTAGATTGATTGTGTTCTTAAACAATGTGGGTCCACTACAATATGATTGGTTAATGGATGACAGAAAAATATATATACAACCCGGACAAGTATATTATGTTAATACTAGAATGACCCATCGTACAATAAGTTGGGTTGATAATAGTCAACACTTAATCTTAAATATTCCATTTACTACAATTAATGTAGCAAAAGTAATCAGTGGTCTAGCACATACTCACTAAATGAATTTTTTATACCTGCTTTAGAGTAGACATCTTTTCATCATACTCTTCTTGGTAGTATTTGATAATATGATTAATCTGCTCTACGCAAAAATCATAATTGGTAATATATTTTGCCTTATTTAAACTATTTTGCTTTTTCATATCATGCTGTGATTTATCAAAATACTCTTCAGGCAGGGTATCATATGTGACGAGAGTAGCACCTTCAGGAAAAAATCGTAAGAATGAATCGACTATTAGGTGTAGGGCAGAAAAATATTCGTTGCCAATAGTTATTGGTTTGGGTTCAATCTCATCTTCAAATATATATCCAAAATTATAGCTAATAATATATGATAAGCATACTTCTTTTAAATCCCGAACACATACAAAAATATCATGGCTATTGTTCTTTATTACTTGTGTATACCAACGTCTTGCCGGCATACAAAATCTTAAACTAGTCCCAAAAAATTTAACTGCTGTGTCAGGTTCATTAAAAGAATCAAACATGGTGTTCCAATATTGCTTATCAATATTATTAAAGTAACTAGCAATAAGCGGGGTGCGTCCAAATAATTTCCATCGATCAAAGGTCTCATTATACTTTTTTTCTCTTTTGCATGATCGTAGAATTACCGTACTTTGTGATCTTGGCATGCCATAAATAATTATTGGTTTCATTTAGTTTGATACACATCCACTAAATTCTTAATAGCATATTCTTTATACATATCATAACTGTTAGACAATAACTTGAGATGTTTTTCTTCATCAAGAAATCCTCTCACATAAATTGTTCTTCTTCCAAGATCTTCTTTTATTCTGTGTTTTGTTCCAGTTGCATTTAAAACATAACAGCATGGGATTTGAGGGGCGCGGGCAGTAACCCATTCATATCCATTAAAAACTTCAATAGCATCAGTAGCACCACTAATAACAAACCTATAACCAGAAGGTTCATTTAATCTAATATGAGATAATTCATTTTCATGTAACTTCATTTCTGGATGTACATCTACATGTTCCTTTACTATACTTTTTTGTTCTTTATATGTTAGTACGGTAATTTTTGTGAAGGGTAGTTGCTCTAATATAAGATTAAATTTATTTTTAATAACTGTATCATCTGTAATTACTGACGAATTCCAATATGGGTTAAAGGCTGTTAATTGTATCGAATTGTCAAACTGGGTAAAATCAAAACCAGTCAAGTTTATATCAATGGGAAGGAATAAAATATCTGTCATGATAACTCTACAATAGTTTTAAACTTTATAGTCATTGTTAATCGATATCCGTCAAACTCTGGATTAGTCCATACACCATGTGGAATGGTTGGGTCAAATATTACAGGTTGGGTTAGTTCTAATTGATCTATTTGCACAGCAGATTCTGGATTTAATATCAAATTATATACATCACCTTTGGCACCAACTTTTGTTACTATATTATTTTTATCGACATTAAAAAATTTTGTATAAGATCCTTGACAATTACGTACAGGCCACAGCATTCGGGGGTGCCTATCAGAATCTATATGTATAGGTAAATTTACATGCGGATTGATTTTTATAATTGTTATTCGTTCAGCTTCTAGATCAAAATTGTGCAGTACGGTTTGTATTTCAGGAATCAATTCTAACATTTCATTAGTATTAACCCTATTCCAAGAACCAAACTCCGCAGGTGATGTTATTACATCAGTTTTGGACACGATATAATCATATATCTTATCAGATATTAATTCATAACCGGGAATGTCAATAAATTTATAAATCATAATCGTGTAAAAATACTAATACCTAGTTTATGCGTAATACCCTGTTGTCGGAAATCACTTGCACAATGCAACCGAATACTATCAAATATTAGCGCACTTGTAGGTTTCCACTTTAATGTCCCCCATAAGGTTAAACCCTTTAACCATTGAGGTTTTAAATGTGTAAAGTATTTAGTCCTAGTGGATTCATCAATAATCATTTGGTCACTTATACCATCTACATCTGTATAGTCATATATTTGTTTATTATAAAATGTAGGTATATCTGTATCTTCATTAAAGAACTTTGCAGGGCCATGAAAATAAAATTGATCAAAGAAACATAAATCAGGTATGCTGTCTGATCCATATGTTTTCAACGGAATAGTTATACCCTTATATACACCAACTGGCAACTGATATGAATCATCATTATGTATAATATGTGGATAGTTTGTAGAGAAAAAGAATCCAGCAGTTATATCAAATTGACCAAGTTCTTTTTTTAACTTTTCAATAATATCAGATATAACAGTATCTTGTAAATAATCTTTAATGTCTAACGTTATTGGACCTGTATTTTTATATATAGTATTGGGTTCTGTTTTTTGTGATTCAAACAGTTTTACAAGATAATTAACTTGATCTAATGTTATAAAATCATTTATACAGTATGGATCAGTTATCCTACTTTTAATTAAGTTTATATCTTCACGTGTACGCATATGAGTTATTTTACAAAAGCTTGAAAATAATAAGTAGTAGGTACAATTGCATACCAACTTCTAACAACACTAACACCACCCTGAGGTTGCCATCCTTCACTTAACAATTCTGCTACTTGTTTATGAAATTCTTCAAATGTTGCGTTAATAACTTGATATTCTTTTACTATCATAATATTTTTTGGTGCGTCTGGTCAGACTCGAACTGACACGCCTTTCGGCACTGGCTTCTAAGACCAGCGTGGCTACCAATTACACCACAGACGCTTTAACTTTGGAGCGGGGTAGGAGAATCGAACTCCCGACTTTAGCTTGGAAGGCTAAGGTAATACCATTTTACGAACCCCGCAATAAATACTATTATCATGTATACTTATAGTGTAGCTACTGTTTCTGGATTATTAATCCATTTGTCAATGGCTACACCCAACCTTTGTTATATCATTATTCATGACCTGTATACACATGAATTCAGTATGAAATATTTTACTAACCAAGAGTCAGCTTTAACATTCATACGTTTACTAAATTAATTGGTGCGGTGTGTTGGGAACGATCCAACGGCCAAGACCTTATGAGGGTCCTGCTCTACCACTGAGCTAACACCGCACTATATCTCTATTATATAGCACTTGTTATACAATGTCAAAAGTTTTGGTACCCGATGGTGGCTTTGAACCACCGACCCACACCTTATCAAGATGTTGCTCTACCCCTGAGCTAATCGGGTGCATAAATACTGTATGGAACATGATGACAACCCCGGTGTGCGATGTTTATATGAAACTTTTTCTAAAGATACATATAAGCCGGATAGCAATTGGTGTCTTGCCAGTGAATTCAAATTAGATCCCAAACTATACAAAAATCAATTTAAAGACATTGTAATACCAAAGATTGATCCCACAAAAGAATAAGTTAATATTCTTAAGTGGGACCGTTACCATTCTTAAACCCTACAACACCACCTTCTTCTTCAATGCGTTTGATAACATCTTCAAATAAGATAGGTGTAAAGTCTGTTTGTTCAACACAAACACAATGATAGCGAACATCTATCATTGGTTCACGATGGCCAAATGGGTCATTCATCATTACACGGTTACTATGTGTGTGACCATGAATGTTAACTCCAAATCTACCTAAACTTTCTGGATGTAATGGGATGTGACTAAGAATCATTCCATTCATTACATGATATGCACGTAATTCACGAAAATATTCTCTATAGTCTTCATCTTTGAAAATATCGTGATTTCCTCTGATAAGAACTTTATCACCGTTCAATCTACGCATGATACCAAGACTTTTACGATTGATAACCACATCTCCCAAATGATATACTTTATCAGTTGGCTTTACACGTTCATTCCAACGCTTGACCATTTCTTCATCCATTTCTTCTGGAGTATCCCATGGTCTAAGTTTTGTAACACCATCATTTTGTGTAAAGTGACATACACCTTTGTGTCCAAAATGGGTATCTGATACTAAAAATACACTAGGCATATACAATCTCCTTAAATCTTTCTACTTTACCATATAGAAATATACTATTGTTACACCAAACAGTTTGGGCTTACCACTGCTATAATATGTTTTTATATGGTAGGACGTACCAGATTCGAACTGGTTACCAATAGATTAAAAGTCTACTGCTCTACCAAATGAGCTAACGTCCCTTATATGTATTAAAATTGATTTTAAGTGCCAATTCTAAGTCATACAAGGGAGCTTAGAATGACACTATCTCTTACCTCGTTTCATGTCATTTCCTTTTAAAGTTTCAATACTAGTATTATATAACAATATGGATTTATTGTCAAATTTTACTTAGTGCCAATTATCATATATCGTGTAAAATCCCATTCAGGGTACTTAAAATACAACGATCCGCTATAGGCAATATCTGTTAGGGGATATTGTTCTATAAATTCTTCTACACTATTTGTTTCAACAACATGGTCATCATGATCCATATTGTTTCCTTGCAAGATTACTCTTGTGCCCGGCTTGATGTTATCAAACCAATGCATTGTTTCAAAATGTTCTGTGCTTGTATTAATAATCAAGTCTGGTTCACTATGGATCAATGTATTACAATCATGTGTATATGCTTTGAATTTCCATTCTTTGAATACATAATTTGCATTAATCATGTCAGCAATGGACTGACATTCTGGATCAAGATCATAACTTTCAATACGATCTACTTGAAATTTTTCTCTTGTCAATAGCAAGAATGCGGTTACAGCATACCAACCACCATACAAATGTGTTAGCTTACTAGACCATCCTAAGTTTTCAAGTTCTCGGCACAGCCATAACTTGCTATCTATTTGTCCGTTTGTGAATGAATCAATATTAAACATTTTGTTTCCTAAATTTGGAACAACGGGTGAGATTTGCACTCACGACTTTACGGATTTGCAATCCGTTGCATTTGACTACTCTGCCACCGTTGCATTATACTATATTATATATATTATATAAGTCTTTTTTAAAGATTTGTGCCCAAGCATAGTGCATTTCTGGTCCAGTATGAGCAGTATATCTTTTAAGTAAAGGATCATATCTACGATCTCGGCCCAGATCATCTGCAAGCAACTGAGATATATTACACATTTTTGCTTCTGCCCGGGACCAAGTATAATGCAATACATTACACCGCCACATTGCAGTTACAGATTTTATAGCATATTTATAAAATTGATCACTTTGATGGGGATGCATACACCATTGAAACCCTAAACTATTTTCTATTACATTACCCCAAACACCACGATGCTGTACACGATTATTACTGCTAAATTCAACCACACGACTTGAACTGGGCCATATATAAATCACACCTTTAGGTTTAATATTATTTTCAACAAGTATTGAAGTATTAGCCCACAAGTACATGGCTGATGCTGCGTCTTGAGATAGGTTAATTACTGATTGATTTGTTAAATCAGCTAACAGTTTAGCACATGTTTGTGAATCATCAACACCTGTACCAAACGCAGTTGAATCGCCGATTACAAGAATTGAATTATTCCAATCGATAGTTTCAAACTCTGCACATCTAAATCCTTGACTATTAAGAGTGTATGTGACTTTTTCATTTCGCCATCGCCAATCTGATGGCATATTTTTTAGATTATCATTGAACAATGATTCTGTATCTATACCCATAAAAGAATATGTTCCGCCCGGATATTGAGATAATAATTGCATGATTGTATTTATTAAATGCTCTGCATCCCCCGGCGGTAATTATAGTACTAATGGACTCAGAGGACGTCTGTTTTACCAGACACTCATACCACGTACCTTCCACCCGCTTCCCGACAGGGACCGCTCTCGTGTTGCTAACGCTGGTCAGGCTGAACCAGAACCGCCCGTAGTTGTCACACTACTTCTCATCGTGCGGGTCCACACTATCCGTTGACAACGGAACGTTAGTTTGCTAAAAGTATTATCACTTGTTCTACTACAGCGATATCTACATGTAGCCGATTTGCAATTTCAATTGCATCCAAATGTCTTTCTAACAATTCTCTTACTTGTGCTATCATCGTTGGTATCATACAATTCTCCAAGTGTATGTATATATAACGCGGTAGCTTGCTATTTAGATGACATTGCCAAATTCTTTCGGGAGAATCTGATTTGGCGTCCCACCAGGGACTCGAACCCCGACGAATGGTTTTGGAGACCACTATGCTGCCATTACATCAGCGAGACATTTTATTTGGCGGAAGCGGTGAGATTCGAACTCACGGAGGTATTACTACCTCGCCGGGTTAGTAATCCGGTGCCTTCGGCCACTCGGCCACGCTTCCTTGTACTAGTCTATTTAATCAATAGATTGCTATTGGTGGAGAATACTGGGATCGAACCAGTCGTGACCAAAGTCGGAGGAGTTACAGTCCCCTGCCACACCATTGCGGCGGATTCTCCATTGTTTGGTAGAGCTAACGAGATTCGAACTCGTGTACCCGCCGTGAAAGGGCGGTGTCCTAGGCCTCTAGACGATAGCTCCGTATAATATAGTATCGGCTGTTCCCACTGATAGGTTGTCATTTAACTTGAGCTTTCTTTGCTAGCTTATATCTCAAGCACCGAAAAAGGGCGCCCCAGTAGGAGTCTCACCTACGCACTGCCCTGAGTTGCGAACTCAGCGTGGATTCCCGGGCATAAACTTGGCGCACCGTAGGGAATTCGAATCCCTGATCTCTTGCGTGACAGGCAAGCGTATTAGGCCAACTATACTAACGGTGCATATAATCATTGTTAAGTGCTATCGTGCAAATTTAGTCGTGAAGTAGCTAACTTGACAAAGCCGATGCAGTTATATCAGGATCCGCCTCCGGCCGATGGGACCCGAATAGTTGATACGTCTATCAACGATACCCTGATAACACTTAACAATGATGATGATACTATATTAAAATATACTTGAGGAATTCTGTGCTATCCGATTGGTCTGTCTCCAATAACTAGATGCCGTCATCATTACTTCCTAAATACTCTGTCGCTTTGTTCCGGGGTAGTTCATACCGCTTTTTCAGTATGCCCCTGCTTCATGCCCTGCGATACCAGGCACCCATCGATGCACTTCCATCTCTCGCATTGCCTAACAGTTTAGGTAACCTCTAATACATTTTAATATAGCCTCTACTATGTTAAAATGCGCTTACATTGAGAGTCTGTCCCTTCGTTTTTAGCATAGAAACTTTCTATGCGTATGTTATGAGCGTATCAACAACTCGCCGGGCGGCATTTACAGCATACAGATTTCCGTTATCACGGGCCCTCGCCGTGTAAGCACACTTTAATATAGTAGATACTATACCAATTGAATTTTTTAATGAACCTTTGAACTAAGTGCGATCTCTCAATTCATAGATGAATTATACTCTAATTCGGATTTATTGTCAAAATAGTGTGTTGTATTTTTACAACTTCTTTTTCTTCAACAAACCTGAATCAATTTCTCAATTCATAGATGAATTATAACATTGAATGGATTTACCGTCAACTTAGTTTGTTGTATAAATGATACTGTGATATGAAGTAAAGAATTTGAATCTCTATAAAGAATTGATGATTGGTGCCCTTTGTCGGATTCGAACTGACCACCTACGCATTACAAGTGCGTTGCTCTACCAAATGAGCTAAAAGGGCATTTTGATTGGCTGACCTACCTGGGCTTGAACCAGGGACAAACGGATTAACAGTCCGTTGCTCTACCAACTGAGCTATAGGTCAATGTGTTTTCACATTGTATTTAAGTGATTATATGTTATACGAATATTTTTACCATTCAGAATCAGATACGTTCCAACGAACCCATATGTTTGATTTACCTGTATAGTTTTTTGTGCAATAGTAAATATAATTTTCATTTACTACTATATCACCTTGCTTATCACCTTTTTCTCCTTTTGAAGAAGTGATAACTCTTTTTCTTCTTATATTCAATGTATCGATAGATACAGAATTTGAATCTACTGATGCTACTGATAAAGATTCTTTATCGGGATCATATACTAATCCCAATCCAGCTGACTTCATTGTACCGTGTTCATCTGAATACAAAGCAAATGAACCTGCTGTGCCTGGTTGATGGATCTTTTTACTAGAAACATAAACAGTATTTTCTGCTTTAGGTTCATCTTTGGTTTTAGCAGTTTTAGATTTTACTTTTTCTACAACAACAGGAGCTTGAATTGGATTACTAGGCAAAATCATATTTTGACCAATATTACTCAATTCAGGCAATATCAATTGCATACCCGGAGTAAATTCTAATTCAGGATCAGTTTTAGTTTTTTTAACCTTAGTTTGTAGTTTTTTCATTATATTCTCTTACCAATGTGTATCTGTTATATTCCAACGAACCCAAATGTCCGTCTTACTATTATAATTTTTTGTACAATAATATAGATAATTATTATCTATGGCAATATCACCTTGTTTATCATCAGGTTCCCCGATTGAAGAGAGTACTGTTCTTTTTTGTCTAAGATTTAGTCTACCTTGATCAATCGCAACTCGTTGAATCTTATCAATAACGATTGCACAGGCACTAGTACCATCACCTTTATCGGTGAGAATTGCTAATGTTTCTTCTTTAAAATAATCAGCATGGATACTAGCAAATATAGTATTGTCATTTTTATTTAAAAAATGAACATATCTAGTAGATAAATTATTTATGGTTAAATCATTAGTATTGATACTTTTTGCCAATAAATTATCTATGTCTAAATGACCTGTACTAATACTTTTTGCCAATAAATTATCGGTTGCTATCTCTTTTGTTATAATATGATTACAATCGATATTGTCTGTATTTAAATAAGTGCTAGTTACTGTAGTTGTAGCTAATATTTCATGTTCACTATCATATTCTAATCCTAAACCAGCAGACTCGACTGTTCCATATTCATCAGCATATACAGCAAAAGTTCCGGGGTGACCCGGTTTATTAGTTTTTTTACTAGAAATATAAAAAGTATTATCTACTTTAGATACTTCAGTATCAAACAACCCAACAATTTCTATGTTTTTATCTAATGTTTCTGAAACATCTGAATCCATTACATACTCTTATAATCTATATCATTAGTTACTAGTAAATCTCTAGATTCACGAAGTAATTCCAAAACACGATTAATCTCGGCTGGTGTTACTGCACCATGTTTGGATTCATATGAATCTATGAGCTGTGCTAATCCAACTAATATAGTAAGTGACCTGTCATTAAATGTTGATGTTATCATTATTGTTTTCCTTTTGAGTTAATAGCCTATTTCTTATTTTTACAAGCTCATTATATATATTTAATCCAATTTTCTCACATGAAGAACTATGTAGGTGAAATGGACTATATCCATATGGATGATCATAATCTAAGAAAACTCCCTCGGTTACCGAAACTACCGGAAGTTCTGTTTTATACCATTTTCTAAACTTATTTAATAATAAATTTGTTGCTCGTTGAGCATATGTATGGTCTAATGGATCTTGCATAATCTTACTAGGTTTATAAAAGGGGATCGTACCATTTAATGGTATCTTTATCTTTTCAATGTCTGCTGTGGTTCCCAATGCTAAATTTGTCACATGTGTTTTAACTAAAACTACCCTATCTTGAAATATCTCATATATATCTCTAGCAAAATCTTGCAAAACATCATATGTTTCGTTCAATGATTGTTCATTGTCGAAGGACACGATATATTCATCTTTTGTTATGTATTCTTTGTATAACCAATGCAGTTGATCTTTATCATCATGGATTCTAGCATCAGGTATAGGAATAATAGTAAATGTTTCTGCCTTAGCTTTTATTTTTGTATATAATTCTGAACTTAGATTCATTATTAATATGTCATTAGGGCCTGCATTTTCCTTAAAATATTTAATATAGGGAAACTTTACAATTTCTTTATATAAAGCATAATGATATCTTCTGACATTTTTTGTTTTTGTTAAAGTATCATGCACCCTATTTGCCAATTCATTTGGTTTAGTATATAGTGACAACATACTAGTTGAGAATGGAGGAACATGGCATGTTTCAAAATTTAACGAATCTCTCCCTGTTCTTATTAATTCTCTGCTAAATTCGTTTGAAATCATATCTATTTTTACAGATGCATGTAGGTCACATGCACCAAATACAAATAATTTTGGGCTAGTATCTTTAAATATCATACCAAAACCTTATCTTTCATTTTAATTAATTCTTTATGGATATTCAACCCCAATTGATAATTTGATATCATATGCAAATGAAAAGGTGCATATCCTAGGGGATGGTTAACATCGACAAATACAGGCCCGTCAAGTGATACGACAGGTATATCTTGTTTATACCATAACTTAAATTTATTAACAAATAAATTCATAAGCCGAACTGCATACGTATGGTCTGCAGGATCATGCATAATCTTGCTTGTTTTATAAAAAGGCACTGTACCTTCTAATGGTACTTGTATCTTTTCAACTTTATTAAATTTTAGCAATGCTAGATCGGTCATATGTGTTCGCACAATTATTACTCTATCTTGAAATATTTCGTAAATATCTCTGGCAAAATCTTTTAATAACAAATATGTATTATTAACTGATTCTTCATCATCAAAAGGCACTTGATATGCTTCTTTTGTTAAGTATTCTTTATATAACCAATGTAGTGGATCATCTGGGTTATTGACATTTGAATCTGATAAGATTGGAATCGCTGTAAAAATCTCAGATTTAACTTGGATTTTAGTGTATAGTTCTGAACTTAAATTCATTACTAATATATCATTGGGTCCAGCTGATTCAGCAAAGTATTTTAAATATGAAAACTTTAAAATTTCTCTGTTTAATTCAAAGTGATATTTTTTTAAAGTTAAGTTATTGTACAATGAATCATGCACTCTATTAGCAATAGCATTCGGTGCAGTATACATAGATAGCATACTAGTTGAGAACTTTGGTTTAACTCCAATAGAAAAATCTATATGATCTATTTCACTTAATCCTTTTGGCATTGCATCAATAACAAAATCTTTTCTAATCGTATCGATATTGACTGCTTGATATAGGTCACATGCACCAAATAAAAATATTTTTGGTTTGGCAGGGGGCGAGAGTATTAAATCCATAAAAATATTTATGAGTTTAATAGTCTCAGCTAATTTAATAATATACGTGAATGTTTTGGAACGCCCGAAAGCAAGTATTCCATTTGATCTGCTAGTATGTGTCTATTTTGCAATATCATATTTTCAAAATGTGATGGTACATAAGGAAGATATAGTAATTCCATTTTGCATTCTTTAAGTGTATAATCACTTTTTTTACTGTTGCACTCACGGCAGGCGGTAACTACATTCATCC